CAAATTGTTTTCGCTTGTTGAGGGTCGGGTTCGCTACGTTCGTGCTTGGATGCGTGGGGTTCATGGGAAGTTTTGCTCGGTTTTCGGGTCGGGTTTTTTTCAACTTGGGAAAATTTGCTGTTCGAAAATTTTTGTGAGTTTGCATTTTCGCGAGTGTCCCTGCGGTCGGCCTTCGATGATCATGCAATTTTTTTGACTCCCGCCCCCGGCCCTGGCTGGCTCGATGACCAGCACGTACGGGCGCGCCGGATGGTCCCCGCTGGCTCGAATCAGCCATTTGCATCTCCTTCAGTCTGCCGCGTTCAAGGTGCGCCTTTCAGCCTGGATGTTCAGTTCGCAGTTGGCTCAGCAGCTTGACAGCGCCAGCGTCGCCGGCGTCCTTCCGTGCGGCGAGCGCAGTCAGTCCGCCAGTGGCAAAGACTGCGACCGCGCGCAGGAGCTCGGCCAGCTGACGCGCTGCACCGGGATCGAAGCGGCAGTAAGCGCCGCGCGTCAGTGTCGCGATGTTACGGAAGACGTGCTCGACCTCGCGATCGCGGCCCTCCTGGAACATGAACGCCGGCACGCCGAGACGTCCGAGCTCACCCGCCTCGTGGGCGAGAGTGTCGGGGTTCTCCTCCATGGCATCACCGACGAAGATTAGGGCGCTCACCCGCAGGAGCTTGGTTTCTTTCTGAGCATGGGTGAGGATCCGCTCGATCTGGGTATGGCCGGCATTGCACATGATCTGCGACATGGCTTTGGCCAGCTGTTCGGGCTGTGAGAACCATTTCGAGTTCCGGCACTCGCCTAGGCCCCGATAGAAGACCAGTTGCATGTCGAGGCCGCCGGCGTTGGCGACTTCCCGGAACATCTCGCCCTGTAGTTCACAGGCGATATCCCAGGTTGGTTGTCGGCTGGCGGTGGCGTCGAGACCAAAGATGAGCCGTCCGCGCGGGCTGGAGCCTGAGCGCTGCTTGAGGTCGGCGAGGAAGGCATCGACCTCTGAGCGTGGTGCGGTTGCCGGGGCGCCCTCATTGCGGTTCGTGATGTCAGGCATTTTTCACCTCCACCAGTTTGAAGGTGGCCCGACCCGGCGCAACATCTGGCCCTTGAACTATCTGGTATGTGCGACCGTCCGCCATTGTGACGGGCCGCCTGCTGTGCCGGCGCAGCCACTGCTCTAATCGCTCCTCTGAGATACCGCCCTTACCGTCCCCTGCAATGCGCAGGAGGAACCGTCTTGATCGTTCGCTCATGGTTGACCACTCCTCTCTCCTACCAGTGGACCAGTGGACTAAGTGGACATTGGTCATCAGTACGCGCGAGATGTCAGACAAAAATATGTAGCTAATAGTGAGTGTCCACTGGGTCCACGGGTCCACTGAATTTCAGGTGACTTCCTCCAAGTGAAATTGAGCTCGACCGTCACGAAGGTGCGGCTTCCTAACCAGTCGAAACCTGCGACCGTCATCGATCCGCACCACGCGACCACTGTTGCGATGCAGCCACTCCCCTAGCCGCTTGGCCGAGATGTTGCCGTCCTTGTCGCCAGCGATGCGCAAGAGAAGCTCCCTGAACGGATTGGAATTGAAGCCAACGGGCGCCGCGGACGCGGCATCGATAAAGGTCGCGGTCCCGTAGATCGTGTCGGACCTGAACTCGTCCACACAGAGATTGAACAGCCCGCGAAGATTGATGAGTTCGATGTCCTCCGCTTGGGTCTTATCGATGCTCGCCACCGGATCAGGCTCGCCCAACCAAACCAACGGGTTGCGCACCATGGTCGACCATTCGGCGTAGCTGGCAAATGGTCCGCACACCTCGGGCGCCCCGGCGTCGAGGTAGGCGCGCATGATCGTGAGCGCGGCCGCGACGTAGGTCGCCCGGTTCGCTCCCGCCTGCCGCAAGGTGTTGCGGTTGAACTTCCGCAGCTCCGGCCGCTCGTCCAGCGTCTCGAGATTACAGACGAGGCCGCGGCGAACCATGTCGCCCTTGAAGCCGATGTTATTGCCGGTCCCGTAGGCTGCGGTGTGGACCTCGCAATCCGGCGTCTCGCTGTAGCCGAGGATCCGGACCTTGACCACCGGCCGCTCGGTTACCTGGCACAGGAATTCGCCGCCGAAATCGTGCGTAGAGTTGTCGAGGCTAATCATCGGAATGCCGCTCAGGATGATCGCTCCGAGCCGCTTCTCGGTCTCCTCCACGCTCTTGAGCGCAGTGATGACCGGACAGAGCCGGCCGGTGGCGACCACGGCGAAGGTGTCGACGAGATGGCTCTTGCCCGTTGCCGCCACGTGTGCAGTGATTAGGTGCATCGGCGCGGTGGGAAGCGAACCACGGACCAAAGGTGTTAGTAATCCCGACAGCGCGACCGAGCGATTGAGCCATAGCTCGTGCTCGCCACCAACGCTGCGCTTGAAGCCGAACTCGGACAACAAATCGATCAGCAGATTGAGTGCCGTGCGAGCCTGATCCTTGGTCGGATGTTCGGGAATTGCCGGGATTTGAAACCCCGGCGAGAGATAGAGTTCGGTCTCGGGGTCGTAGCCGGGATCGATGAGCAGCGAACCATCCGGGCGCAGTGTGGGCGTGGTAATGATGCCGGAGACGTGTGGAAGCCGCCAGCGCCGCTCGCTCGCGAGCAGAACACGCACGTAATGCAACGGCGGGTCGGTGTCGACGAATTGCCTGCGCCTGCCATCCCATTTCTGAAATGCGGCGCCCTCGGCGATCGGTGCCAAGAAGCTTTCGGGCGAGAGCTCGCGCAAGCGTGCGACCGTCGTCTTGCGACCGTCTGATGCCGGCATGTTCTCGGTGACCGGTTCGACCAGCCTTCCCGCACGCGAGAAAACCGGCGCACCCGACGCGAGCAGCGCGTTCTCGATTTCCGTGAGGATGCGAAGCAGCTCGCCGTCCGCGAGCTGAATGGTTGCACGGACACCGCTCTGCGCTGACGATCGCGGCCGCGTGCGCGGTTGCTTCCTGCCAGCCGCGATACCGCTGTCGATGGTGGCCCACGTCTGCGGCGCGCCATCGTCGGTGACCAATTGGCGAGTCTCTGCTGCCTCGAACAGCCAGTCGCGCACTTCCTGCTCGTCGAGCGCATTGCCACCGATGAGTTGACCAAGATTAAACGCGGCAGTGTTGAGTGTGGTGTTGCGCGTGCCCCGCAATGCAGCGGCGACAGCCTTGTATTCGCGCTCAAGCGCTGCCTTTGCCCATGCCCCTGCCTTCATTGCCTTGGCAAGCGCGACCAGCCAAGGCGGCGCCAGAGCGACATTCTGCGGCCCGCCCGGCTCCCATTGATACGCTCCCCCGGTAGCATTGCGGCTCGGTGGCAAACAGATGTAGCCACCATTGCCGCGCACATCGATCCCGGGACCAACCTTGCTCGCGCTGTTGCGGATTTCGATGTTGGGGTCCCAGGCAAAAATCAGGTGCCGGCCGCCGCGCGGTGTGATGGTCGTCCATGTGGGCGGGATCGCGCCGCGCCGCGCGATCAATTGATCGAGCGTCGCCTTGCCGTCGATCTTCCTAGCGGGATCGAGGTCGAGATCGACCGCCCACATACCACTTGCCGGGCCCATCGGTGCGCCGATCATGGCGTTCGGATATTGCTGCCACCACGTGAGGATTTGTGTCTCGTCTCTGCTCGCATCCTTGAAGCCATTGGGGGTGAGCGGTTTCTTGTCGATCGGATTGCACGGAAAGACCGGGATGCCGCAACGTACATAGTCGAGCGCGGCTTCGAGTACGGTAGGTGGGTGTTGTTGCGCTTGCGGGCTCATGTAATTTCGCCTCCAAGCTTGTAGAAAAGGCTGTGCAGGTATTGGTGCTGCTTCGGAGTCGGCTCGCGCCCGTACACGGTGCGCGCAGCCATGTCGTCGATAAACTCGTGATGCTTGTCGGGAAGCCGTTGCTTTTCGCGCTGGCAGTAGAGCGCAATCTCCGTCCACTCGAGCTTGCCATCGGTGTTGCGGAATGCGCCGGTGCCGTGCTGTTTGCTCTCCGCCGCTCTCACCCCCTCGGCATAACCGATGGCGCGAGCGCTCTCGATCTCGCCACGGATTTTCTTCTTGTCATCCTCGCTTAAGCCGCCACCGTTCTCGACGTGATCGGCGAGCGTGTGAAAACTTTGGTTGTGGGTCTCCAACAAGCGCGCGATCGCGCACAAGGCGGCAAAGGCTTCACCCTTGCTGTTCGATGCCAGCAGGCGGATCGGCTTGGCAAGCTTGGCAGCGAGCTCGTGCGGCAACGCCATGGCTCATCTCCAGCAGCGTTCCCTGTGGGGACACATTTTGCAGTGCCAATCTTCGGGATCGTCATAACCACGCGGCAGCAACTCACCGGCGCGCGTTGCCTCGATGATGTTGACGGCGCGATCGGACCACAGCTGCGCGCGCTCAGCGTTGAACGGCACAAGGAAGTGCAGCCACTCACACGTGTCGGCGTTCGTAACCGTGAACAGCGCGGGGTTGGTGATGTCGAGATAGGCTTGGTAGAGCGCGACTTGCGCAGCGTATTGCGGAAAGGTTTTCTCCAGCCCATCGCGCTCGACTGCGCGCCAGTTCTTGGCGTTGACCGCCTTGTGCTCCCAGAGCAGCGGGTAAATCACATAAGCGCCGGGGAGGTCGGGACCGTGAATGATGATGCCGTCGGCGTGGCCACGGAGCGCTCCACCTGCAGCGTTGAAGGCTAGCGCCTCAGGCGGTGCGAACTTGAACCCGACCGCCATGAGATGCCGGCGCGCACGTTCCTCAAAATAGTGCCCGCGGTCGAAAATCTCGCGCGTCCTGGCCGCAAGCACGGGCCGGATCCACCAATCAAACTGAGTGCGACGCGCACAGTCGTGCCCAACAATTGATGCGCCAAGGTAGCCGCGCGGTAGCTCAGCCGCCGTCGCTGCGGCGCGTTAGATTGCATCGTTGATGGCGCCGTTGATCGGCTCGAGCGATAAAGTGGCGCGGTTAAGATTGATCATCGGGGGGCTCCACGATGCGCGCAAAAAACCGAGCTTGGAGCGAAGCAGCGCGTCGCGAGCTTGGAGCGAAGCAGCGCGTCGTTTGCCACAGCACCCATGCCGATCGCACGATGCGAGTTCCGGGCTCCTTACCGACCGAACCGTCCGGTCGATGAAATTTTGTCTTGCCGGTGGGAAAGCAAAGCAGCTCGGCGATCGGTACGACGACGTCGTGAAACCAATCCGCCGAAGTGCGCGCGGCACATAGCGCGATGCCGTTGCCGTGAGCGAAGAACTTGCGCAACCAAGGCACCTGTCCACGTCTTCCGCCGAACGGTGGATTTAGCCAAACGGTCCCGAACCAAGGTTGCCGCAACCCGTCGTCCGCCTTAGTGTAGATCGTCCTCGCTGGCACGAAGCCGAGGCCGGGACCGGGACTGCAAGGATCTAGGTCGAAGGTCAGACCGAGCGCGCGGAAAATTTCCGGCGGCGTCCACCAATCAGAGGTCGCGCCAATGCAGGGTTCGTGCTCGGCCATAACCCACACCCCTTAAAGACCAATCTCGTCGTTGAGCTCATCGGGTGTCATCAAAGAGCCGCCTGCTGCGGCGTTGGCTTGGCGCGCAATCACGCTCGCATTCGACTTACGCGAGACGCCTTTATCGCTTAGGTCGCGCGCGATCATCGCCTTGCGAATCAGTGGCATCGCCTTGAGCAGAAACTCGGTGATCGCCTCGCGTGACCATTCGGCAAGCGTTTTCGACCAATCGAGGTCCGGGCAGGCGTCGGCAAGCTCGGGCAGGATCGCCTCGACCGCGCCGGCGTCCCATGGTTCGGGATCGAGCGCGGTCAGGCGGATGGTTTGCTCGGTGTCGAGCTGTTCCGCGGCCGCCTGCTCGGCGCGCTTACCGATCCAGGCGAACAACATCGCGGCGAGGACCCAGCCCCACTCGGTATCTGAGAGCCGTCCGATCGGTGTGCCGGGTGGAATGGGGCCGTTCATCTGAACGACCCCACGTGCACCCGCGATGGCAGCGGCAGTGGCGTCGCGTTGCCATTGATCTTCAATGGCGGAGGGCGACACTTGTCCGCCAGCGCGCATCTTTTTCACGACGCCCACCCTGGCCGCTGGACGGGAGGTGCCGACTGGGGAGGCGTGGAAGAACTCGTGCCCCCGCCGCCGTTGAAGGGCGGCGGCTGCTCGACGGGATGCCAATCCTTCTTATCCTTTGTGATTACCCCCGCCACGATATTCTTATCGCTGTAGTCCCCGCTGCCCTTCTCGATGCCGATCTCAGCCATGAAGGCCATGCCCTCGAGTTGCCCCAGGCTAATGGTGCGACGTGCACGCGCTTCCGGGCTCTTGTCGTTGGGATCGAGACCGAACGCGCTGTCGAGGATCGCCTTGAGCTTGCGGCGAGTAATTTCCCCGGCCTTGGCATGGCCATCGGTGGTACCCTCCAGAACCCAGTTCTCGGGAAATTTCTCGCCCTTGTACGCCCCGTCGGCGACGGTGAACACAACGGCAAGCATCTCGCAGCCGCCGTCCTTGCTGCGGGTCAGCATTTGATCCTCGCCAACGCCGCCCTGTTTGACGTGTATGACGACGGTGGTCTTGGTACCCTCCGGAATCTTCGGCTCGAACTTCGATGGCGGGGGATCGGAATAATCGAAAGGTGGCATGTGGTTCTCCTTCTACGTTTGGGTGGGTTGCTCAGATGAAACGATGTTGAAGGACTTGCGCTGACCGGGACCAGTGAGCTTCTCGATCAGCGCGCCAAGGTTCGGCGGCTCAAGTTGTTCGAGTTTTCCGGAACGATCCTTGGCCGGATATGACCAAGGATTCGGGTTTGTGCACACAAACGCGCGCACCGGTTTACGATCGCCGAAGTCGATCCAGTTCATGGTGATGATCTCGTCGACGATCGCCGGCAGCTCGCGCCCGGTTTTCCCACCCTCGATCTGCACCTGCCACGTCGAGATGTTGAGCTCGTCGGTGTTCTTCTCCAGCACCGCTACGAATACGACGGTGCGCTCGCGCGCGTGCTGGAGTTGATTGAGCCACCCGATCATGCTGCGGGCGTGCAGCCCGTAGACCGCGCGCAGATCCTTACGACCGCGATCGGTAAACGCCTCCGGTTGCTGCTCCGCCCAGGTAAAGCAAAGCCGCCCGGCACCGGTGAGGCTATCGATGAACAGGGTGGTGTAGGATGTGAGCTTGGCGAGTTCGCCATCTTTCGTGAGCTCATTGAAGTGGGCCTCGGAATAGGTAGCGGTTGCCGGCAGCGCCGGATTGGGGCCACCCAGTACGCAAGCTAAATTTCGGCAGTCGTCCCATGTTCGCGGCCGCACGCTCGCAAATTGCAGATCGCTCACAGCGATGAGACCGGCTTCGATATCGACAACCAAGGTCGACGCCAGCATCGCTGCAGACAGGGTGCGCAGCGTCGAGGTTTTGCCGACACCAGAGGGGCCGACGATTAGAATTTTCGCGCCGCTCTTCTCACTCAAGCGTTTGTCAGCGGTGATGATCTTAATGGGCGCGTTTCCGATCTGGGAATTTGCGGATGTACGATCGCAAGCCGCGCTCGAACCGTCGGCTGGGATGATTGCCGCGAGGCAGGCGATAACGATTACCGTTCTCAAGTACGATTTCCGTATGCTTGCCGGCCTGCCGCACGTGATCCACCTCGATACCGGCAGCGCGCAGGATGGAGAGCGCGTCTCTAAGCGGCCTGCGCATCGTTTCCTTTCACCCGAACAGAGGCTCCGAACAGCGCGATCAACGCAGCTTCTGCGCGTTGGTGGTCCCGTTTGCGCGCGACCGTATTTAAAACCGCTGCTCGCGCCCTGTTTGGGGAGCGCCTGACCACGCTCGATCACGGCTCCATCGGGCCGATGGTTCGCAATCCAGGCGCGTATTGCGAGCACATCGACGCGCTCCTTCGCGCCGCTGCCGATGGTTGGGATGTCGATAGCGTCAATGAGCTGCGGTGCCACGCCATTGTTGAATTCGATGACAGCGAGCGCACCGCGGATACCAGGATCGATCCCGAGGACTTTCATGGCATGTTGTCCAGTTGCTCACGGCCATAACTTTCGAGGGTCTCACCGTCGCGCAGCGCGTCAATGACATGATTGAGCTTCACCGTGGTCCCTTTGGATCTCGTGATCATGACAGGTCTCAATAGGCGTCCCATTCGAAGGGAACAGCGCCGGCAGGGATCGGGCCAGCATCGCTGACGTCGCCGCCAAACTGCCGAATGAGATCCTCGACCTCGTCGAGCATCTCGCACCCGAGCTCGCACCCGTCGCCGGTTTTGCTGCTGTCGCGCGTGGCTTCGACGAAAACGTAGTCGGGCTCCGGCAGAAAGCTCGAAGCCCGAACTTCAAAACCGCACTGCTCGAGCGTGGTGATACCGCAAATGGCGGTGGCTGCCGGGAAGTGGAGTCGCGCCATTATTTTCATTGTGTCCTCCATCAAGAAAGTTGCGGCGATCGACAGCCTTGGACGAGCAACGCATTTCGCTTTTCCAGGGCACGACTCGCAGGCTGCCTTTCTGATCCCGACCTCGCCGCTGGCCAGTAGGAGATCACTCGCGCGCCCTGGAAAACGGTTACTTGACTCCTTCAGGCTGCTGCAGTCGCTCGTGCTGTAGGCGCTCCGCCAGCGCGAGCAGTTCACATTCAAGCTGCGCCGTGGTTCGCGCGTGCTGTTCGCGCATCGCCAACGCGACCAGCTCGCCGATGTCGCGAATGAGATCGGCGTTTTCCTCGGGATTGAGATGGAGTTCGCATGCGGCCCACTTGGCAGCATACTCAGCCGCCAATCGATCGCGTCGGTCTTCGCGAATCTCTGGATCGCAGATGAGTTCGGCGGCGTGTTCGAGATTGCTCATAATGCTGCTCCATCAGAAAAAGCTGGCACCGCGGCATTCGCGCGCACGGCGCCAATAGCTATTCAGTCGGTCGTCTGGCGAAACGCACGCGGTGCACACCGTCGGCTGGCGGGGGAGATTTCCCGTTGACGGGGCGAGAGAATTCCTTATAAGGGCTGGCCATCGAGTACCTGTCCTTTCTGGCCGTAGCGGGCCTGTTGGACGTTTCAGTTTCCCGGCCAGTG